TCGTACATGCTAAGTCATTGATTCTAAAGGAAACTCAAAAAAAGAATCAAAATAAATATCCCTGCCGTCAATATAGACCCATAAATCCAGCCCCACATAAATGCATTTTTAGGGTTAGACTTATCCGTCAGGCGGTATATCATCCCCCTGCCGCTGATCCCTTTGCCTGTGGATACTGGGCGTGTTCAATCCGCTTGTAATCATCGTCCCAATCGAATGCTTCCTTGACCACGTTATCAGACAGTCCCTTATACCGACGATGCAGTTCTTTGTTCTTAGCAGCAACCACTAGGTGTGCTTCATCAGCATGAAGTGCTTCAAGCATTTGCACGAACATCATCTCGCGCTTGTTTTGCAACAAATCGGGATTACCACCTTCAATGAAATGATAGAACTTCCTCACCTCTTGAGATAGAATACCATGCTCTGTTCCCTCTGGTGCATCGTTCTCCCGAAATGGCACATCACCCTCTGGCAATTGCCATTTAATGCTAGGATCAAATGACGACTTGCAAACCATACGGATTGCATCACTCTGATTGTCCCTAAGATATGATACCTTATCTTTCTTTGTCTTCATCTTTGCCACCTTCTCTAATACTTCATGCATTAGGGGTGTGTATGTGCTTATTGCCATTTAAAATTCTCCTATCGATTCAACGAGGTTACGCAACCTCTTCTGTGTAAAATAATTTAGTAGTTTGCTACGGTCACCATCTGGTGCCTCTTGGTATGCGTTGATACATTCCAAATACAACTCAGGTGGCGACTCCTTGAGGTCAATCAATTTCTTGTTCCTCTGGTAGTTACGCTTAACTTCATCATTGGGAAATACCCCCTCAACCATCGCAGCAATCTTCTTCTTACTTAGGGGTCTCTGACGAAGACCATCGACGAAGGTATTATCTGGAGATAGCACATTAGGAACGCCATCGCTAGAATCTCCCTTTAGAACATGTTCTTTCAAATAATCATCTGGGTCTTGACCGTTAACAAATTTCTTGGTGATTGGACTGTACTGTGTAACATTACTAAATTTCTGTAATTGAATGAAATCCTTGTCTCCTGACAGAATCAACGTCTTACCGTTGTCGAACTCTAACTCACCACTTAGCGCAGCAATGATATCATCTGCCTCTGCGCCATACACCTCAAGGTGCTTGTAGGGAAAGAACTCTTTCAGTTCTGATTTGATTGCATTCAACACCCCAAATATAGCATCCCAATCATTGCTAGAGGAATCCCTAGTCTTCTTACGATTGCTCTTGTATTCGGGGTAAAAGTCTCGACGCCAATAGTGTTTGGAGTCATAGCACAACACCAACTCACCATACTCATCGCAAAACCTCATACGATACATGCGTAGGGAATTGAGGATCATATGTCTAACCATATCCTCTTCGGGTTTTGTACTCTTGGTCATATGTAGATGCATCATAACTGACGCAACTGAAATCTGGTTCATATCAACTAAAATCATGCGGGGTCTTTCTCATCCTCTGTTACATCTTCTATAAATTGTACGAGGTTGTCAATCTTTGCGTGATCAATTTCACCCCGCGCTGAATTGTTATCCTCAATGATAACATCAACACACTGTTCCATAATAACTTGCATTGGATGACCCATAGCTAGACCACCGTATATTGTTGCCCTAACCACTTCTATAAGAAATCCAATATGGGCAATCATCCTGTCTTCATTAATATCAATACCATTCTCATTCATGGTATGAAGCATCTGAACCATGAGACTTTCTGTCATATGGTCTGCGAATGCCATGTTCTCTTGGAGTTCGATTATGTCTTCATCGGGCAGTTTTACTTTTCTTTTTGACACCCCCCACGGTCCTCTTACTACGTTGCTTGGTGGGTTTGGATTCTGGGTCAGATCGTCCGTCATCTGTAATACCTCTTTGTTCGTTGTCCATTTCTTGCGTCCATACACAACCCAAATCAGGATAGAATGTATCGACATCGCGTTTTGGTTTACCCTTGTTAGGACCATACCAATAGTAAGCAAGTGCTACACACCTATTGCGTATTTTACTTTGTTGATGTTCGCCATAGAACATATCAACCCAATCTCCATTGCGAAGATACGTTTGCATGTTACGAATATATCCTTCATGGGAAGCAAGTCTTGCATCTGCACCCTTGATATTTTGACGAACCCCTGCACGTTCAGCAGATGCTAAATCCTTCTGGGTTTTAATCCACTTCTTCACAGTAGCAGGAGACATAGGGTGGTCATCAGGAAGACTATGCAAATTTTTAGCAATACCAGACTTACCGTAGTCTGGGTTCTTTTCTGCCCTAACTTCCCGTGCTTTAGCAAGACGTTCTGATGCTGCTGCACGTTGTTCCTCAGTCATTGGTTTGCGCCGTTTGCGTTTCTTAGGTGCTTGCCAATCGCTATTGTCTGTGGTAGCAGTTATTTTCTTTCGTGCCATGTTTTAACCTTTTAAAAAATATTGAAAGATACCGTTGAGAAAGATTGCACATGCAACCGCATTCACAATGATGAGTGATCTATCGTTCCAAATGATTGCAACCCACAACCAACCAGAAACCCCAACAAACTGTAGATACATGTTGAAGGGATATAGATTATTAGTAGTCATAACCATTGCCACGATAAGAACTAATGACGATGCCCATTTGATATACCAACTTAGTGGGTGTTGATGTTTCAAAGGGGTAGAAGTCTTAGAAGGATTTTCATGCTCCTTCAATTCCATTTCAGTATCCTTGTTCAATCATTCGTTTTTCAAGGTTCTTCTTCATCCTACGTTTAGCAGCAGCACGTTCATGTCGTCGTTTCTCTCCCCGTGAAACATAATGCTCCCGCTCTCGCAGTTCATTAAAGAACCCATCTTCTGTGAGTTTCTTCTTCAGAATCCTCATTGCCTTATCTACGTTATTATTACGAACTTCTACTCGCACTTAATTTCTCCTCATGTTAGCAATCTCTATTGCTTGTTTCTTGCCACGAATTGGTACGGCGTTAGATTTATGCATCTGGGCAATACCAATAATCTCAGTACCCGTATATACCTTCTCTGGTTTCTTTGCCGCTGATGCATTATAGAATTGGTCGGAGTTGTAAGATTCGAACTTACGACCCTCTGCTCCCAAAGCAGATGCGCTACCAGACTGCGCCAAACTCCGTGATTGGTGGAGGCGAGGAGAATCGAACTCCTGACCTTCTGCTTGCAAAGCAGACGTTCTCCCTACTGAACTACGCCCCCCTACACCCATTTTCTTTAGGAATTTTGCGTGTTTACGCTCTGCCTCTAAGACAGAGGCAGATTTCTTCTTTTGTTTGCGCTTGCGTGTATTCGTAGTCGAATAGTACACAGGCAATAAATGCATACCGCTCATATTATTACTATATAGTAGTGATTAGGATTTGTCAAGGTCTTTTATTACATCCCTGATAAGAATCAGTTCTTTATCGCCATTTTTATCAACCTTTGTGGCAACGTAACCATCTTCTTCAAGGCGATCTAGCATAGACCCAACTACATCGGCAATACTAGCAGTTGAGTAGCGTCCCCATGTGTATGCTCCAAGCATACATGATATTGCTATTAGTGTATGTGTTATAGCGTCCATAACATTATTTATCCATCTTTAATTTCTTATCATTTATATAGTATACATGAAAAAAGGGGGTTTGTCAACCCCCTAAATTCACTTTTATTCATTTAATTTATGTCTTGAAGACTCAGCATAGTTAATATACGTCATTTTGACGTAGGAGTCAAGTCACTTCTGTCAGATTTCTCCGTTAGTATACATAATCATCAGTTGCTTTGCTTCCTTATGATGACCCTCTCTTGCTAGTTCTCCACAAGCACGGGCAACCGCATATGATTTACACCCTCGATTTAAACTCTTACCAAATTTTACTGCTGCCTCTTTCATTAAATCGCACACATGGCAATAGGTGCGCGACAATGTTGCTGTCGTCATTATTCCCTTTTCCTTCTTTTTGTAATTTACAGTGCCATATTGCTCTGCACAATTATTTATAAGAAAGATGGTATGCGCTAAAGTCATAGGTGCTACTTCGTTGTTGCTATGAAGACGCCGTTCCAATCTTTTTCAAGCGGTTGGGTCTTCATAAATTCACATCGCTCAATCCACATGGTGTAGTAGTTTTTCATTCTACCATCGAATTCTTTCATTAAATCGTTACACAGTCTGATGGCGTGGTCAAATTGTTGATTGCTATAATATTCATGCATCCTCTCATGTTGATTTTCTGCCATACCCCAATTGGTATTTTTCCACATCCAATCCATATCACATAGAACAGTGTAGATACGAATACCTATGGTCTTACCCTTGACTGCTAGTTCATCGACCTTGAGATAAAAGAAGTCATCCTTAGTCAAGTCATAGGTAGACTCTCCTACCAGCAACAGACAACCATACTCCTTACACTTGCTCTCAATCCTAGCAGCAGTCGATACTGCATCCCCTAAGACATCATAGCTATGCCTTTTAGTAGAACCCATCTCTCCAAGATAACCAAGACCAGTATTAATACCAGCACCCATGCCAACTGGTGGACGCCCCTCAGAAACGATTTTATCATTAAACTTCTCCACTGCACTCAACATATGTAGTCCGGTGTTGACCGCACTCCTTGGGTGGTCATCATCGTCTATAGGTGCGTTGTGTATGTGCATAGACGCATCACCAATGTATTTGATAACCATACCATCAGAGTCTAAAATAGGTTGTGTGATTGCATCCATATATCCATTCATAATTTTAGTAAGACCCTTCACGTCATCACCAAAACTTTCGCCCAATGGTGTGAACCCACGAAGATCGGAGAAACAAATGCTGATCTCCTTCTTCATACCATCTTTGATAAGAGAGGGGTTTTCCTGTAGCAACCGAACCACAGTAGGTGAGGCATACCCTGCGAACTGTTTCTTGATTTCCATCTTCTCTTTATATTCTTCCATGAACCGTAGGAACGCAGCAATGGCCCAGACCACAAACATAGTGAGGACGGGATAGGACCAATCGACAAGATAACTGTATTCTGTGAACAGATATGATGATCCATAGAACGAACCGACGAGGAAAACTGGCAGTAACACTGCACCAAAATACCATGCCATTGTCAACACAACGATAGTTAGAATTAACGCACCCACTCCACTGGCTACAAGTTCAGCAAGATCAGTCCAGAATGGACGGGTTATATTTCGTCCCGTCATCATGGTAGCGAGTGATGCAGCAATAAGATCATGGGACTGTATGACCCCCACAGGGGTTGCCACAGGACTTCCAAGACCAGAAGCAGTCATACTCAGTATAACAATTTTACCTGTTAGGTCTGGTAATTTTTCATGCAACGCATACACTGGTGTCTTCCATTTGAAGTCCAGCCAGATATTACCGTTGGCATCTGTATCGATCATCTTGTATTTTGGTATGCGTAATTTTTCTACACCAGCAATACCCGTCTTCATCTGAAACGATATATCCCCTGCAGCTATGCGTAGGATTTCCATACTGATAGATGGATACAACTTCTCACCCACTGCAACAACCAGAGGCATACGT